GTTCTGAGGCCAAAATAGAGGCTCTCAGGACTAATTCATGGTTTGTTTATGGTTTGTTCTCTTTTGTTCTATGTGACATTTTTATCACAGTTGACACCCTGAGCGAATCACTTCATAGTAATAATCAGAAGAACGCAACAAAGGATTAAGACAATGAAAGTTGAAGTATACCGCAATTTGCACAATGGCAAATATTCCGTGAAAGCATTAGAAGGTAAGGATAAAGGCCGAGTCGTACTACATTGTGATTATGTAGAATTGACAGACGTTAGATTTAAAGTATCCCAAGCGATACGGGCTAGGGTTTTGAAAGAGCGCAAAAAATATGTGCACGCTACGGTCCAAGGTACGATAGGAAGATTCATAGGGACTCAACCTAAGCCAAAAGAGCATAACAAGGTAAAACAAGGCGATTGCGTTTGTTACTTTCTCAAAAGAGAGTTGCGACGGTTTACTTATAACCCGTTTAAGTTTTCATCTTTTGTGGACTCCTCCACAGAGTCACCAATTGACTCCGCTTTTGTTGCTATACTATCCACAGAGACTGGCACAAGGTACGTTAAACAATAGTTGACTCTGATAGCGAATCACCCCATAGTGATAATTAGAGAAACACACAAAGGATTTAATCTAATGAAAAACGTAATAATAGGTCTATCAATGGGCGCGACAATATCGCTTGCGCTTTTTGGTGCAATGGTTTTGCCCACGGTTTGGCTTGTGGCGCTTGGGATGCCGATGTTATTTGGCGCGGTTTTAGCTATGTTTTGGATAGGGGAGTCAGTATAATGTTTACTCAAGAACAACTATTAAATCTTAAATACTATGGGAGGGAATTGTCTGACAGTGCCAATATTACCTATTGGTTAAGAGATAAATCAGATAAAGATTACCACGTCAAAAACGTGATTCGTGATCTAGAATCTTTGCTTAAAGTTTATAAGGAGTCAAAATAATGGCTAACAAGTCTTTTATCATTTATGATGGACCGTCGCAAATTGACGGTCTGCCCATCGTGGCAATTGCACAAGTTAAGTCTGGCAATCGTAAAACGGGGGATATGGTCCAGACGTGGATTCTGCGTTCGGATATCGACCCTATAACGGCGAGTCGGACTGGCGCGGATTCTTCAATTTGTGGCGATTGCATCCACAAAGGTAAACTTTCAAACAAGGCTACGGGATGGGCAAAGGATAGAACGTGCTACGTTAACTTATTATTTGCCCCCAATGGCGTTTTTAAAGCGTATCAAAGAGGCGCGTATGAGGTTGCACAAGGCCACGACGCTATCCGTGCTATTGGTTTATTGCGTGGTGTAAGACTCGGCTCATATGGTGATCCGTGCGCCGTACCAAATTACATATGGGAATCGCTCACAAGTGGTGCTGATTTTGTGACAGCTTATACACATGGCGCAATCAACCCTATGCCGCAAACCATTATGACAAGCGCGGATAATGCCACACAAGCCCGTAACGCATGGGACAAGGGAGAACGTACATTCCGAGTCGTGTCGGCATTAGATCAGCTTATCAAAGGTAAAGAGGTGCTATGTCCTGCCAGCGATGAAGCTGGGAATCGTGCGACTTGTGCAAGCTGCAAGTTATGTGGTGGAAATAGCGTTAAAGCTAAAAGCGTGGCAATCGTGGCGCATGGTGCAAGTAAACGTAAAGCAAAACAAATTATAAAGGAGTCAGTGTAATGCAACGACGTAAGGATAAAGAGTCTCTAGCATTGCTAGCGGAGCAATACGGCTATCAGTCTGGACTTGATCTTGTGGTTCACTACGCAATGGAGTCCGTCGTTCCTGCCATATGTACTAGCTCAGATTGTGAAGAGTACAGCGCCGAGTTAGAGCCAGACTGCGACGGGGGCTTTTGTAATTACTGTGGCGAGTCTACGATGGTATCGTGCATGGTGTTAGCAAAAGTCATATGATGGAGTCGGTGATGTTACATTGTAACAATGGCAACGTGTTAGTTGAGAATCGTTCGCATGTACAGTTGAGAATCGTTCGCAATAACATTGTGCGAATCAATGTTGGGGTGGTGGGCGAATCGCTCGCCTAGTCAAGTAAAATCTTTTGTTAACCCTAGTTTTAAACGAAAGTGTAACATAATTACGACACTTGCACACAAACGAATCATGTGCTATAAAGTATGTATAGAAACAAAGGATAACGACAATGAAACGAATCAACCCTAGCATATACGAATACAAGGGCTACGTTGTAGACGGTCAAGACGCCAACGAAGTAGACTGGAAAATCAACAAAGATGGCGAGTGGATTCTATCGCTGTCAACCAAAAGAGACTGCAAAGAGTGGATTGATCAGATGACGTGACATAATTGCAACACACTGGGGGATTGACATTGGGTCCCCCTCGATCATACACGAACGAATCAGTGCCGTCGGGTAGCCCCACATGAATCCAAAACAAGAAATTACTTTCGTCCCCCACACCATGTTCCAACCAAGGTACTGAAGCAAAGGTGTTGTACAAATGTCACACTATTACAAAAAACGACACAAAACGTAAAACTTTCTTTTGTTGTAAAACAAAGGGTTGTAAAATAGTTGCAAAACAGTGTGTCTAAGATTCTAAAATATATCCCTATAGTATAGTAAGAGAGAGACTACTATAGTATTAACTTAAGTTTTTCCACTATGTAGTATAACCAGTAGAGTATAAAACTTAAGTATATACTTAAGTACCCTACTTGTTGTTGTCTCTACAATCTTCCTACAAGTAACCAAGACGTATGCTTCCGAACTTAAGAACAAGAGTAAAGGGTCTTGCTGACATCTTGATAGGATAGAATCTGCGCTACCCACATAAGTACATCTTTTATGTCGTGGTCTGAAAGACAGGGAACTTTAGTATGGCTGAGAAGCTACCTTACAGTAAGAACGTAGAGAAACACATCTTGGAGTGTATCCAAGGTGGTATAGCCATACGTCAAATGATAGCTTCAATGCAGCATCTGACTTATGCCCCACGTTCTCTGTCTACCATGTATAAGACTTATGGGTCGTTCATCGAACAAGAACGAGCGAAGATCAATGGTGCTGTTGGGCGTAAGGTCATCGACCAAGCTATGGAAGGTGACTTCAAGTCCCAAGAGTTATTCCTACGTAGTAAGGGTGGTTGGTCACCTACACAGACTAACATTGAAGTCGAACAAGATACTGACCCAGACTTAGACGAGAGTGCAACCGACACACTCATGTCGTTACTAGGAATGAATGCTGATGACCCGACCCCAGAGGAAGATAACGGCTGATACCCTACGTCAGTTACCTGCTGATAGGGTCAAGGAACTCTTTGATGAGCTAGGGCCACGTAAGGTAGACGAACTAAAGCATGACTGGAACTTCTGGGCTAGAGATAACCAACTTGAGCCTGATGGTACTGACTGGAACACATGGTTTATTAATGCTGGTCGTGGCTTTGGTAAGACTAGATCAGGTGTTGAGTGGGTACGAGAGAATGTAAAGCGTGGTACTAAGCGTATTGCTGCTGTAGCTTCTACTAACTCAGACATTGAACGTGTTATGGTTAAGGGCGAGAGTGGTTTCCTTAGTATTTGCTGGAAGGGCGATAAGACTTTCGCAGGTAAGAAGCTAGGGTTCCCTGACTGGTCACCAACCAAACGTACACTAACGTGGGACAATGGCGCACAAGTACAGTTCTTCTCTGCTGAGGAACCAGAGCGTTTACGTGGTCCTCAGTTTGAGTTAGCTTGGTGTGATGAGACTGCTGCTTGGAACAAGGATATGGACACATGGTCTATGTTGCAGTTCTGTATGAGACTTGGGAAACACCCTCGTATTATGGTCACTACTACACCCAAGCCTACTAAGCTGATACGCCAGATACTCAAAGACCCTAAGACTGTTGTTACTACAGGGTCTACCTTTGATAACTCATCTAACCTTGCAGATACATACTTAACTTCTGTTAAAGAACAGTACGAAGGTACACGGTTAGGTAGACAGGAACTCTACGCTGAAGTGCTAGAGGAAGCTGAAGGCGCACTTTGGACTACGGCTATGTTAGATGATGCCTCAGTTAAACATGAGGATGTACCTGACTTAGCCCGTATTGTCGTTGCCCTTGACCCTGCTGTTACATCTAATGCTGAAAGTGATATGACAGGTATTGTCGTTGCAGGTATAGATGTCAACGGTGTCTCTTACGTCTTAGGTGACTACACAGATAGACTGTCTCCCCAAGGATGGGCTATGAAGGCCATAGAATTATACCACCATCATCAAGCTGATCGTATTGTAGCTGAGGTAAACCAAGGTGGTGACATGGTTAAAACAACCATATACGGTGAAGATGAGACTGTCCCTTATAAAGCTGTACGAGCATCTCGTGGTAAGTTTGCCCGTGCTGAACCCATATCTGCTTTATACGAGCGTGGTCTTGTCAAGCACGTAGCTAATCCCCCTGATGGGGCTACACTAAACGAATTAGAAACACAAATGAGAACATGGGAACCACTAGGGTCGATTGGTTCCCCAGATAGACTTGATGCCCTCGTATGGGCAATT